AAAATAGAGCCTTGGTAGGGGGTAGGGGGTAAGTAAACTAAAAAAAACAAAAAAAATATGAAAGGAAGACCACCAAAACCAACGATTTTAAAGCGAATGGCCGGCACAGATCAGCCTTGTAGAGTTAACGAAAATGAAATGCAAGTTTCACAATTGGCGGCAATACCTGAACCACCTTTTGAACTAAACGACACAGCCAAAAAGGAATACTATATTATTTGCGCCGAGCTTTTAAGTAAAAAAATGCTTCATTTAGTTGACTTGGTTTTAATTACTTCCTACGCTAACGAAATAAGCATTTATATTGAAATGGAAAATTTATTGAAAACCACCGGCCGTATAGATGAATTTTATAACGACGACAATTTGCTTGTAAGAAGACAAGCGAAGCCCGAGCAAAAAATTGCAAACGACTCTTTAGCTAAAGCTTTAAAAATTGCCGCTCAATTTGGCTTGACGCCTAGCGCACGCACTAGAATAAACGCCCCTGAAATAAAAGAAAATACATTTATTTTATGAAAGATGACTTTTATTTTGACGAAGAAACAGCCGAAAAAAGCGTTCGTTTTATTGAAACATATTTAACGCACACTAAAGGCGAACTAGCTAAAACGCCGTTTATATTGCAAGAATACCAAAAAGAGCAAATAATTAAACCTTTGTTCGGTTGGAAACGTAAAGACGGAAGCCGAAAATACAGAACCGCTTTTATTTTCTTGCCACGTAAAAACGGTAAAAGTACCCTAGCGGCTGCGATAATTTTAACGCTTATGTATTTAGACGAGGGTTTTGGAAACGAATACTATAGCGCAGCCAACGACAAAGAACAGGCTAAACTTGTATTTGATTGCGCAAAAGTAATGATTGAGAATAACCCAAAATTGAGCCAATTTGTTGAAATTTTTAAAAGTTCAATTGTCTATAATTCTAAAGGAACATATTACAAAGCTATAAGCCGCGAAAGTTCAACTAAACACGGGTTTAACACGTCCGCATTTATTTACGATGAGTTACACGCTATGAGGGACGACGGCACCGAGAACCTTTGGCAAGTCTTAGAAACTTCGACCGGTGCGCGGAAATCGCCGATTTCAATCGCAATTACCACAGCTGGATTTGATAAGTTTAGCGCTTGTTATAAGATGTATAATTATGCTTGTAAAGTTCGCGACGGGGTTATTGAAGATGACCAATTTTTACCCGTAATATTTGAAGCCGACGAAGACGACGACATACAAGACCCAAAAACGTGGGCAAAGGCAAACCCCGGTTTAGGCGTTTCATTAAAGGCTGAATATATGAAAAGAGAAGCCGCCAAAGCCGACACAATACCAAGCTATGAAAATATATTTCGTCGTTTACATTTAAACCAATTCACAACCGCAGAAACTCGTTGGCTTAATGATAAAGATATTGTTGCCTGTAACGAAACAGTCCCGGACGATTTACTTTTAAGCGCACCCGCTTACGGCGGTTTAGATTTGGCAAGCGTTCGCGATTTGACAAGCTTTGTTTTAGCTTGGAGAATAGGCGAAAAAATTATTTGTAAGCATTGGACTTTTTTACCCGAAGACAAATTTGAGGGGCGCACAGGCGGAAAAGACGGCGTAAATTATAAAGATTGGGCTGAGTATTTAGAGGTTACACCCGGAAACGTTACCGACTACAATTTTGTAAAAGCTAAAATATTCGAAATTTGCGAAAAATACAACGTTCAAAGTATTGCTTTTGACCGTTGGAATAGTTCGCAACTTGTAATTGAATGTATTGAGGAGGGCTTAAAAATGAGCGCTTTTGGTATGGGCTACAAGTCATTAAGTCCACCTACTAAAGAAATAGAAAGCAAAATTTTAACTAAAGATTTTATATATTTTAACTGTCCGGTTATGCGTTGGCAATTTGGGAACGTGCAATTAATGACAGATCCAGCCGGAAATATTAAGCCCGCAAAAGACAAGTCAACCGACAAAATAGACACTATTGCGGCGCTTTGTATGGCCGTAGGAGAAGAAATGTTTAGCGAAAAAGAAATAGAAAGCAAATACAAAAGGGACAAAGGCGGTTTCTTTACTATATAAAAAAAAGAAAGAGCCGCAAAACGGCTCAATCTAGTAGGCTATTAAAACTAAAAAAACGCTTGCAATATAAACTAATTTTTCGTAAATTGCAAAAAAATGTTCTTGAATGGCAATATTTGATTTTTTTAAAACTAAAAAAGAAGAAAAGCGCAACTATTTAGACTATGCGCTTGGCTTAAATTTAGATCCGAAAAACGTACTTGTAACACCGGACACCGCCCTAGCCTTTTCGGCAGTTTATGCGGCTGTAAGGGTTATTTCTGAAACGATTAGCCAATTGCCCTTTAACTACTATAAAAAAACAGATAAAGGCCGCGAAATTTATAATGACAGCCCTTTACAATTTTTAGTTAATAATGAGCCAAACGTTTTCCAAACTAAATTTATATTTTTTGAGTGTTTCATAAATACATTAATTTTATACGGTAACGCTTACGCACATATAGAACGCGACGCTAGGGGCTTGCCTATTTCTTTACAATTAATACACCCCGACCAAGTAACGCCAAAATTTATAAACGGTCGTTTAATATACGAACTTAGGGAAAAGGGACAGTTTGATAGTTCAGACATTATACACATACCCGATATGCCTAGCGACGGATATATAGGGCGAAGCCGTTTGACAGCGGCACGCGATAACATTGCTTTAGGTATTGCGGCCCAAACTTACGGTAAAAACTTTTTCGAGTCCGGGGCTAAAATTAGCGGAGTTTTAAAGCACCCGGGAAACTTAGGCGCTGACGCAATGCAAACACTTAGTCAACAATGGCAACGAACTTACCATAGTGGGTATGCTGGCGGCTTTAAAACGGCGGTTCTCGAGGAGGGAATGGACTACAAACCTATCCAACTAAGCCCGCAAGACAGCCAATTTTTAACCACTAGAAAGTTTAGTATTTTAGAAATTAGCCGAATTTTTAGAGTTCCGCCGCATTTATTAGGCGATTTAGAGCGCGCGACTTTCTCAAATATCGAACACCAAGCTACTGAATTTATTACGCATACAATTAACCCAATTGCAAATAAAATAGAACAAGAGTTTAACAAAAAATTAATCTTTGAAAATAACAAAGGAAAAACATATTTCGAGCATAACGTTAGCGCTTTATTGAGAGGGGACTCTAAAAGCCGTGCGGAATATTATAGTAAATTATTCCAAGTTGGCGCAATAAGTCCAAACGAAATAAGACGCAAGGAAAATATGAACGACGAGGCGAACGGAGATAGTTATTACGTGCCTATGAATATGTTAAACACTAAAGACAAGGTTAAAGTCGAAAAGCCAGCACCAAAAACACCGATAGAAAATGAAGAACCAAAAAAATAAATTAGAAGTTCGGCAATTCGATTGCGCAGAACTAAGAGCCGAAGAAACAAGCGACGGCGTTATTGTAAGAGGTTACGCGGCTGTTTTTGATAGTTTGAGCGAAGATTTAGGCGGCTTTAAAGAAACTATTAACAGAAATGCATTTAACGGCGTATTAACAAACGACGTTGTTGCATTATTGAACCACGATAATAATATTGTTTTTGGGCGTACCAGCTCGGGAACGTTGAAACTAAGCACAGACGAACGCGGTTTAATTTCAGAGATAAAAATGCCGAACACCCAAGCGGCAAAGGATACCGTCGAACTTATGAAGCGCGGCGACATCTCAAAAATGAGTTTTGGGTTTATTGTAGACGCAGACAAATGGCAAGAAAGCGAACGCGGTTTTGTAAGAGAAGTAAAGGAAGTAAAAAGGCTTATCGACGTAAGTTTAGTTACTAGGCCGGCTTATCCACAAACAAGCGCAGCGGTTCGGTCTTTGGATATTTACAAGAATGCTAAAACTAAAGATTTGGGACTAATTAAAAATAAATTAAGATTTAAAACTTTTCTAAAATGAAAAAGACTTTAAAGCAATTAAAAGACGAGCGCCAAGCGGCTTTGTCTGTTATGCAAAATTTAATTGAAAACGCTGAAAGCGAAGACAGAAATTTGAACCTTGACGAGCAAGCAACGTTTGACGAAAACGAAAAAACTGCGGACGACATGACTCAAAGAGTTTCAAGACTTGAACGCTCAATGCAACTTTCAAAGACGCCTATTGTACCGGTAACGTTTGAAACTCAAAACGTTGGTAAAACTGACAAAGATTTAAAACGTTTTAGCTTTACAGCTGCGGCAACGGCGGCATACAACGGGCAAATGGACGGTCTTGTAAGAGAACTACACCAAGAAGCAAGAAACGAAAACAAAAGTCGTTTATTCCGTGGCGTAGGTATTCCGTCAATAGTTTTAGAGTCAAGAGCAGATTTACCAGCGGCAGCGGCGCAAGTTAACCCGACAGACGTTGGTTCGTTTATTGACCAATTACAAGCAAACTCTGTTTTAGTTCAAGCGGGTGCAAACTTCTATTCCGGAATTAGCGCAGACCGTAAGTTTCCAATTATAGCTGATATTAATAGCGGTTATTTAGCTGAGGACGGCGGAAGCGGTCAAGCGGCTGCAGGTGCTTTAACAAACATCACTCTAAGCCCTAAAAAACTTATTTCAGTTGTTTCAATGAGCGCTGAAATGATGACGCAAAACGCAAGCGCAGAAGCGGCACTTCAACGCAATATGGCGCGTTCAATTTCGGCAACTTGGGAAAAAGCTCTTTTAGGCTCGGCAGATTTAAACGCAAACGCCCCGGCTTCTATTTATGCAACGGCTGACGCAGTTTCACCGGCCGTAGGTTCTAACGTAGCTACTGACGATCTTATTAATATGGAGTCAATGATATTGACAAGAAACTACAACCCGGCAAGCGGTCGTTTTTCTTACCTATTTAACCCGGCAGTAATTGCAAAATTAAAGGCCGAAGCTGGACTTGATTATACCAATGGCGCTTTTATTGATTGGGCTAATAAGCAAATTAACGGATATAACTACTATGTTAGTTCTAACGTTGGTACAGCACAAACACAGGCGGCAATGTTCGGCGACATGAGCGACGTACACCTTGCAACGTTTGGCGGTTTGGATATTATCTCTGATAGATATACAGACGCTCACAAAGGTATCTCGAGGCTTGTTGTTGTTTCATTAAACGACGGTAAAGCTGCGCACGTAACAGCTAACACAACTTCATTAGTTAAAGCCGAAATAGCGTAATTAATTAATTTATAAAAGGGCGAGTTTAACCGCTTGCCCTTTTTTTTAAATTTTAAAGTATGGCCGCACAAGCACAAGTTGACGCAACGACAAACCAGCTTATAAGTTTAGACGAAGCTAAAAATTATTTGCGTGTTGATTTTACAGAAGACAACGACTATATTACTGAACTTATTAAAATTGCAAAAGTTCAAGTTTTAAACGATACAAACCAAGTATGCGTTGAAACTGATATTGTAGAATTTCGCGACAAGTGGCCGCAAGACAATATAATATATTTAAAATACCCGGGTAGTTTAACCGGTACTTTTACTTTGAGATATTACGACAGTTCAAATACTTTTGCATATTTAACGCAAGACATTGATTTTTTTATTGCTGAACATAACGGGTTAAATAGAATACAAATAGTTAACGCGCCTAATTTATACGATAGAATTAATGCTATACAAATAAATTATTCAGTTGAGCCGTACGACGAAGAAAATATACTTCCTTTAAAAATGGCTATGTATATGCTTATACAACACTATTACGACAACCGCAGCCCTGTAACGTTTTTAAAAGTTGATGAGTTACCTTTTGGGTATAGGTCAATTATAAATAATTATAAAAATTATATTTGGTAAATGCAGCCGGGACAATTTCGACATAAGACACAAATAAATATAAAGTCAACGACACAACAAACCGACTTCGGCGAAATAGTTGAAACAGCAAGCACGCCTTATGTTAGATTTGCTTCGGTTAAATGGCTAACAGGAAAAGACGAAATAAACGACGAAGTTAGCAACCTTATAAAAAATGTAGAGTTTACATATAGATATGAAATTTTTATTTCACAACTAGCAAAAAATAATACTATTACTTATCAAACAGAAACTTATTATATTAGTTCTATTAATATGCTAGGACAAGGCAACCAGCAAACAATATTAATCAAAGCACATACGGCGTTAAATTGATACCAAAGTTTTCCATAACAGGCGACAAAGAACTAGACACTATATTAAGGGGTTTAGGTAGGGACGCAATAAAAGACAGCGAAATTAAACGAGCGCTTAAAAAAGTGGCGAAGCCTTTAATTAACGACATACGTAAAAATATAAATAATGTAACCGGAAACCTTGGCAAGTCAATAGGCATAATTAAAAAAATTAAAAGCCGTAAAGGTCGGCCGTTTATTTTAGTCGGGCCGCGTTACTATGGAAACTTTAACGGATACCACGCGCATTTAGTTGAAGTTGGAAAACAAAATTACGACGTTAGTTTTGACGAGCAACACAATATTAAAAGGGCTTTTGAAAAAAACAAAACTAAAGCTTTAAATGAAGTAAACCAGCATTTAATTAAAATGTTAAATAAGAAACTAAATAAATTAAAATAATGGCTTTAAGTGTTGGTTTATCTATGGGAAAAGCAATTTTTGATATACTCAAAAATAATTATGCTTTATTACAAATTAACGGTATGAGCGTTAATAAAATACAACCCGCGCCGTTGTTAAAACAAACTAACCCGGAAGTGTGCGTTATATATGAAATAGATAGCGTTAACCCGGTATATACAAAAAGAAACAGAACACTAAACAGCGCACCTTTGTACGTCGTTGACTTTTCTATTTATTGCGTTAATCGGATCTATTTTCAGAACGTAGGTTTAGCGCAAGCGGTAAGCGACGCACTAGACACCGCCGCAAATGGAACTTACAACAGTTTAAAAATTGACGGTATAAGTTTACAAAGTTCAAGCGAAGACTATAACAAGGAACGAAAATACTACTTAAATACTTTGAGTTTTCAAGCTCGAGTATTAAAATAATTTTTTATATTAATTAACCTAAACACAAAAATAAAATGGCAACAGGATTATTAAACGGTACAGACTTAATTTTAAAAGTAGGTACACCCGGAGTAAATGAAGTAATTGTTGGAAGCGCAACGACTTGCTCGCTTGACATTTCAATGGAAGAAATCGACCAAACAAATAAAGAGTCGGGCGGTTGGAAAGCTATCATTGGCGGCCTACGTAGCTGGTCGGTTTCTTGCGATGCACTATACAGAAATGAAACGGAAGCCTCTACAAAAACTTTTCAAGACTTTTGGAACCACATAGGCGACGCGACACTAGGACGGACAGCGGTAACGTTAGAATTTACAATTAACGGCGGTTCGGCCGCTGATAGTAACGTTTATTATAGCGGTTCGGCTTTTGTAAGTTCTTTAAGTTTAACAGGCGGTACAGAAGACCAATCTAGTTTTTCAATTTCGTTAGCTGGAACCGGTGTACTTGCACAAACTGACTTTATATAGATGAAAGCTAAACTAGTTATTATAAACAAAAAAGACTATCCCGTAAAATATGGCTTTGCAGCCTTACGGGCTTTTACAGACGCGACCGGCGTAACACTTGGGCAACTTGGTACACTAGGCGAAAGTATGAACATAACGCAAGCGCTTGCGCTTGTTTGGGCTGGCTTAAAAGACGGTGCAAGGGTAACGAAGACAAATTTCGATTTAACTATTGACGACGTGGCCGACTTACTAGACGAAGACGGCAAAGCAATGGACAAAGTACTTGCGGTATTTACTGAGTCTTTAGCCGGTGCAAGTAAAGGCACAAAAAAAAAGGTTTAGAAAATAGTAAGGTAAGCAAGCCGCGAAAAGACGCTTCTACTTTTGACGACTTAGAAACTATCGCGTTTGGCTGGCTTAACCTTACTCCAAACCAGCTCGACGAACTAACGCCGCGTGAATTTGAAAACACGCTTCGAGGTTTTGAAAACTTAGAAGAACAGCGCGACCGTAACGAGTGGTATAGGTTTAGACTTTTGGCAAGTACGTTATTAATGCCAAGCACTAAAAACGGTAAAGGTATAAAGCCGGAAAAACTTTGGCCGTTTGAGTGGGAAAAGAAAAAAACAAAAACCGAGAAAATGAGCGCCGAGCGTTTACAGTATTTAAGCGAACGAGCTAAACACTTTAAGAAATGAGCAAGAAAAACGTAAACGTAAAACTAGGCGCAGACATTACAGACTTCACGTCGAAAATGAAGTTAGCGGCTAAGACTTTCAACCAAACAGGCGCAAAACTTAGAAGCGTGGGCAAGTCTTTAAGCGTTGGACTTAGCGCGCCTTTGTTGGCTATTGGTACGGGTGCGGTTATGGCTGCGGCTAATTTCGAAAAGTCAATGAATAAAGTTAAAGCCGTTACAAAAGGAACGACGGCGGACTTTAAAGCAATGGACACCCAAGCCAAAGAGTTAGGACGTACAACGCAATTTTCGGCAAGTCAAGCCGCGGACGCTATGAGTTTCCTAGGTATGGCCGGACTTGACGCTAAAGAAATTATGGACGCGATGCCGGCAACTTTAAACCTAGCGGCGGCCGGTAATTTAGAACTAGCAACGGCGGCAGATATTGCCTCTAATGTAATGAGCGGTTTCGGTGCCGAAGCTAAAGACTTAGGTCAATTTGTTGACGTACTCGCGGCCGGGTTTACCAATAGCAACACAGACCTAAACCAGCTTGGCGAAGCAATGGCAAACGCGGCGCCGGTGGCTTCCGGGTTCGGGGTTTCAATAGAAGAAACAACCGCGGCAATTGGCTTGCTATCTAACGCCGGTATACAAGGGGGCGCCGCCGGGACATCTTTAAAAAATATTTTAGTACAGTTAGACGAACAAAGCGAAAGTTTAGGTTTGTCAATATACGACGCAGCCGGGAATATGATACCGTTAAGCGACCAACTTGCACAACTAGAAAGTAAAGGTTTGTCAACTTCCGATATAATGGGCAAGTTTGGAAAAATAGCCGGCCCGGGTTTATTGGCTTTAATGAAAGAGGGATCTAGTGGTTTGTCTGACTTAACCGGTACGTTAGAAAATAGCGGCGGGACAGCTAAGAAAGTCGCAGACCAACAAATGAAAGGTTTAGCCGGTACAATGACAAGGCTAAAAAGCGCAACCGAGGGGCTAGCTATTTCATTCGGGGAATTAATTTTGCCGGTTATTGAAAAACTAGCAAACTTTGTAATTGGTTTAGTTACTGCGTGGACTAATTTAGACGGCGGTATCAAAATTGCAATTTTAACCTTTGCAACCCTAGCCGCTACACTCGGGCCGCTTATTGCTTTACTTGGCGCAATTGCGTCCCCTATTGGTTTGGCTGTAATAGCTATTGCAACTTTAGCCGCTGGGTTTGTTTATGTAGTCGATAATTTAGAAGCCTTTAAAGAAAGGTTTAGCGATATTGGTTGGTGGCAAAATGCTATAATTCAAATGTTGCAATGGTTTATTCAATTTAACCCTTTGAGTTTATTACTAGACGGCTTTAACGAAATTTTAGATTTCTTCGGTAGAGAAAAAATAACAAACCCGTTTGACGAAATGGTCGACGGTTTAGAAAAGTTAAAAGTTGAAACTAAAACCTATAAAAACGAGTTCGGAAGTTTTGGCGAGGCGGTAAGTAACGCAGCAGACAAAGCAAAGTCGGCTTTAGGTGGGATAGGTGCGGTTATTGGTTTCGGTGGCGGTAGCGGTTCAGAGTCAAGCGGCGAAAGTGGCGAGTCAAGTGGCGAGGGCGGCGAAGAAAGTGGCGGCGAAGAAGGCGGCGGTACTTTAACGGGTGCGTTAACAGTTGTTAAAGGTAAGTTCGACGGCT